TTTACTTAAGAGAGTTTGCAAATGATAAATGTGAATTTACAATTTATAATTTGAAAGATGGGAATTATATAGAAGCAGTTCCCTATAAAGACCAGTGCTATAAAAACTATTTTTATGGTAAAGACGGAATTTGGGAAGATCAGCTAGGAGAGATGGAAACAAAATGGGGAATTCTTTTTAGAAAAATAAAAGAAAGAGAAGTATTGCTGGAAGATGACATAGAATTAATTAAACAGTTTGCCATGTACCAGAGGCATAGGACACATGCAGAAGATGAATATATAAAGCGAAGTCGAGTTGATATGGTAATAGAATGCGGAAAGATGCTCTATGCAAACAAAGGGTGGATTTTTGATGAAGAAGCAGAGCAAATATGTAAAGAAAGGGCATTAAGTGAAACGACACCTGCTGAAAATCTTGAAGTAGCAATGAGTGCATCAAAGTATCTTGATGATTTGGATGTTGTGGTTATAAATTATAAAACTTCTAGTGAACTTATATCATCAGATGTACCTGTGGTTGCAATTAATCAATTTCATCAATTAACAATAGGATATGCGTGTATGGGACTAATACTGTTTTTTCCTATATCAAGGCATCAGCTTGTTGTGATTTATGATGGCAAAATGTACTCACGTTTTAGGAATAAACAATATATGGATATAGAGGATGAAAATGAAGTATATAATTTAAACGCATTTCAATATGTTTCTGCTGAAACAATATTGTTTTCGTATAGAGCGGATGAGTTATGTGACTTTAGTAATAGTGTGAAAGAGGCCAGAGAAAAATGCCGGAATAAAAAAACAATATCAACATTAGGACCAGAGCAAAATAAGATAATTTATAGTGGTATGCGGTTAACGCTTTATGATTGTGAATTATCATTTGGACAATTATCACATCAATATAGGAGAATTCCTTTTACCTGTAGAGAAGCAGTGCCAAGACAATGGGACGAGGGATGGGAAAGAAAACTTAATATTAAAGAACAGGTTATTATGGCAATTATGAGAGAAAAGCCTCAAATAATGGCAGATAGTGGTTTGACTAAAAAAGATTTAAAATTGGGATATCGGAGAATGGCATCAGTTGCGAAAAATTACTGGAATTTACAAAAGGATTAAATGATTTAAGGAGAGTATGAATATGAAAATACAAGTAGAATTTTTCAAGCAGGACTTAGTAGATGCAATAGGAGCAGGTATTTATGAAATTTGTGTGTGTAAGAATGGAAAATCAAGTACGCTTTATATAGGTGAATCAGTCTTTGTATTGGTTCGATGTGCATCACATTTATATAACCTTAAAAAGAATCCGGAATACTTGGGCTTTACAAAAGAAACAATTGAAGATTCTGGAATATCATTATGTTTTCATTTGCTTAAACAAGAAAAGGATACCATTGAACGAAAAAAGGAGGAAAAGAAACTTGTTAAAGAGAAGAATCCGTTGAGTCAAAGTGGAATTAGTGATCGTCAAAAAAATATTGAAGAGAGGATTGAAGCCCTAACAAATTTTTTGGAAGCATCTGAATGACAATATATTTATAAATGAGCTACTTTTACATAGGCACTTGCCATGACAGCAGGTGTCTTTTTTTACGCATTTTTTCAGGGAGCCTTGACCGGCTCCTTTTTTCGTGGGGAAGGAAGGTGAGGGAGAGTGGCATCAAGGATACAGGGCATTACGGTAGAAATCGGCGGCGATACCACGAAACTCACCACCGCCTTAAAATCAGTCAATACTGACATCCGCACCACACAGTCTCAGCTACGGGATGTGAACAACCTCCTGAAACTGGACCCCGGCAATACGGAGCTGCTGGCACAGAAGCACCGGCTCCTTGCGGATGCGGTGCGGGAGACGAAGGAAAAACTGGAAACCCTGAAAGCCGCTGCGGAGCAGGCAAATGAGGCACTGGCAAAGGGAGAGATCACCCAGGAGCAGTACGATGGTTTGCAGCGTGAGATCATTGAGACCGAGGAAAGATTAAAGAGCCTCGAAGAGCAGGCGAACCAGTCGGCGGTGGCGGTGCAGAAGATTGCCGCCGTGGGTGAGGATTTAAAGAACTTAGGGGATAAGATTTCCGGTGTAGGGACTACCCTCACCAAAAGCGTGACCACGCCCATTGTGGGGCTTGGCACGGTGGCGGTAAAGACGGCGGCAGATTTTGATTCCGCCATGAGCCAGGTGGCGGCGGTTTCCGGGGCAACGGGAAGTGACCTGGATGCCCTCCGGGATAAGGCAAGGGAGATGGGCAGCAAGACCAAGTTCTCCGCATCCGAAGCGGCAGAGGCCATGAATTATATGGCAATGGCAGGCTGGAAGACTTCTGATATGCTTTCCGGCATTGAGGGCATTATGAATTTGGCGGCGGCGTCCGGGGAGGACTTGGCAAGCACATCCGATATCGTGACGGATGCGCTCACTGCTTTTGGCCTTACCGCAGCCGATTCCGGGCATTTCGCGGATATCCTTGCGGCGGCCAGTTCTAATGCCAACACGAATGTTTCCATGATGGGTGAGACCTTCAAATACTGTGCGCCTATTGCCGGGGCTTTGGGATTCTCTGCGGAAGATACCGCAGAGGCGATTGGCTTAATGGGCAATGCGGGCATCAAGTCCACGCAGGCCGGTACCGCGCTCCGTACCATCATGAGCAACCTTTCCGGGGAAGTGAAGATATGCGGTTCGAGCATTGGTGAAGTCACCATTGCCACCACCAATGCAGACGGGAGCATGAGGGATTTGAGCGCCATCCTCGCTGACTGCCGGACGGCTTTCGGCGGCCTGTCTGAATCAGAGAAAGCAGCGGCGGCAGAGGCTTTGGTGGGTAAAAATGCCATGTCAGGATTCCTCGCACTGATGAACGCCGCCCCTGCGGATATCGAGAAGGTGAGTAGCGCCATAGCAAACTGTGACGGGAAGTCGGCGGAAATGGCGGCTACCATGCAGGATAACCTTGCCGGACAGCTTACCATTTTAAAGAGCCAGTTGGAGGAGCTTGCCATTTCTTTTGGTGAAATCCTCATGCCTGCCATCCGCCAGATCGTCACATGGGTGCAGGGCTTTGTTGACAAGCTGAATGGCATGGACGAGGGGACGAAGAACACCATCGTCACCATCGGCCTGCTTGCGGCGGCAATCGGCCCCGTCCTTATTGTTATCGGGAAAGTTGTCTCGGCGGTGGGCAGTATCATGACATTCATCCCCACGCTGATCGGCGGTATTTCCAGTATCGGCGGAGGGCTTAGTGCGCTGTGGGGCATCCTTGCGGCGAACCCGGTAACACTGGTCATTGCGGCAATCGCGGCTCTGATAGCCATTTTCGTGGCCCTATGGAATAACTGCGAGGGCTTCCGGGAGTTCTGGATCAACTTATGGAATGTGATAAAAGAAGCGGCTGTTGCGGTATGGAATGGATTAAAAGACTTTTTCTCCAATATCTGGAACGCCATCACCGGGGCGGCGCAGGCCATATGGAACGGTCTGAAAGATTTCTTTAGCGGGCTGTGGGAGGGCATCAAAAATATCTTCCAGACTGTGCTTGATGTGATAAAGGCACTCATCGTGGCGCGGTTCGAGTTTTACAAAACCATTATCACCACGGTTTTAAATGTAATACAGACGGTGGTCTCCACGGTATGGAATGCGATAAAAACCGTGATTGAAACTGTCACAAATGCCATCGGCTCCTTCCTTTCCTCCGCATGGGAGGCAATCAGGAATACCGTCACCACGGTAATGGAGGCAATCAAAAACGTCATAACCACGGTATGGGAGGCAATCAAAACCGCAGTGACGGCGGTGCTTTCTGCCATCAAGGATGTGGTGGTTTCCGCGTGGGAGGCGATCAAGAGCGCCATTTCCACAGCAATGGAGGCGATACGCTCTGCGGTCATTGCCGCATGGGAAGCCATCAAGAGCGCGGTTTCCTCTGCGATTGAGGCAATCAAAAATGTGGCTGTGGCGGCATGGGAGGCGATCAAGTCAGCGGTCATTTCCATTATGGAGGCGATCAAGAGCGCCATTACCGCCGCATGGGAAGCCATCAAATCCGCAGTAAGTTCCGTGGTCAATGCGATAAAGGAAGTCATCACCAGTGTGTGGAATGCCATCAAATCTACAGTCACAAACATTGTGGGCGGTCTGAAAGACGCGGTGGTAAATGTGTTCAACAGCCTGCTCTCAGGAATCAAGAATGCCATGAGCGGAATCGCCGGGGCGGTGAAGAGCGGATTCGATGCGGCGATCAACTTCATCAAGGGCCTGCCCTCACAGGCATTGCAGTGGGGCAAGGATATCATCGGCGGCTTAATAGATGGCATCAAATCCAAGATCAGCGGCCTTGTGGACAGCGTGAAGGACATCGCGGGAACCATTGCGTCCTTCCTGCATTTCTCCGAGCCGGACGAGGGGCCGCTTTCCAACTTCCACACCTTTATGCCGGATATGATTGACCTGCTCGGAAAAGGGATAAAAGGCAACCTCGGAAAGCTGACCGGCCCCATGAAGGAACTGGCGGGGATGCTCATTCCCACAACCGGGGCAATGGAAAGCATCACATCCTCCGGGAATGGCGGGAACGGGAATGCTTCACTGGCGGCAAGGCTGGATGCCATGTATGAGGTGGTGACAAAGTATCTGCCGAGGCTGGCAGACGCACAGGTGGTATTGGATTCCGGTGTATTGGTGGGAGAGTTATCTGACGGGCTGAACCGGGAGCTGGGAAAGGCGTATTCATGATAAGGAAATTCAGGCTTATAAACGGGGAAGGGGTGTCATGGGATTTGAACGCCCGGACATCCTTTTTCCATTCCATTGGCGGCTTCGGCTATAAGGACGGGACGCAGTATGAACAGATCGGCACGGACTTCATCCCTCTGGAGGAATTATTCTCACAGGGTGTGATGACCGGGCGCATCTTTTTTGGAGGGATAAACGCATACCAGAACTACCGGGCATTTTCAAGATTCGTCCGGGCGGTGCCGCTGACCCTTGTGTATGAGATGGAGGAGGCGTTCCGCGTCCCGGTGCGGATGACGGAGATCGCAAAGAGTGAGTTAATCACTGGCGGGGCGGGGCTGGACTGCGAGGTGGCTTTCACCGCAACCGGGCTGTTTTATAAGAATGTTTCCGGCTACAGCGGCACAATCGCCATTGGCGGGAAGATTTATCCATACGAATACACCTATGCCTATGCGGATGTGACGCAGAACACGCTGATGATCGACAGCGACAGCCACGGGGACAGCCCGTGTAAAGTGACGGTGTACGGCCCCTGCACGAATCCCGTATGGAAGCACTATGTGAATAATGTTTTGTATGAAACGGGAAGGTACGAGGGGAATATCCCGGATGGGCATAAGCTGGTCATCGACACCACGCAGATTCCCTACAGCATTACGGAGCGGGGCGTCAGTGACGAGGTGGTGGC